TTATCATGCTAAAATGAAAAAAATGGGTTTGAAGTCTGGTTGTCCAGATATAATTATTGAATATCCGCAAGGTAGAGTTTTATATATCGAACTCAAAAACGAAAAGGGTAGATTATCTGATAATCAAAAATTGTGGGCGGTACAGTCTAAAGCACTAGGTACACCCCATTTTATAGTCAAGGGGGGTTTGACCGAATGTTTAGATCAAATCAAAGAAATAATCCATAAACACATTCCTGTGAGGTGTTGAGGAAATGCCTAGTACTTTATCCTTCTAGTGGGCAAAAGTCTCTGTACCGCCTTTAATCGCCCTGTAAAGGGCATCTTGTTCTTTCTTGTCCTAGTCTTTCTTCTTCTCATAGGTCTTTTATCTATAAGTTCACTTATAGTAGCTGTTGTTGTAAAACCAATCATCTACCCACTTTCTCCATAGCTCGTTTATGAGCTTGTCCAAAAGTTCTTCCATCTTCTAAATCCCTTGCCATTTGTCGCATATGCTTTAATGAATGATGCCTTGCGTGTTTATTCATAGCCTTTTGTTGGGTTTTATTTAACTTTGAAGTAAACTTTTTAATAGATTTTACTAAAACCATTTACTTTTTTTTCTTCATCTTTTTAGTTTTTTTCTTCTTTTTCATTCCTTTAGAATGTGAACCTTTTCCATAATGATAGGGCATTTACTTTCCTTTCTTTTTCTTCTTACCTTTTTTTGGACTTTTTAGAATTGCTTCTTGTAACCCCTTTGATAACTTTTTTTGTTTTGGTGTTAGTTTCATGGTAAACCCTTTCTTTTCTTGGTTGCAATGCTTTTTTCCAAAAATAACCCGCAAGATCATTAAAAATATCGTATAACTTCATATAAAATTTACTCATCAACAATACCCTTTTTTTGTTTTAGCTTTACATCTAATACACTCTAACCAAAATTCTGTGATTTTTCTAACTCTATTCCCTTGGGTGGCATGAATAAGATTTTCTTTTCTTTGCATTTTTTCTGTTGTTGCATATTTCAAAACGCATTTTTTACAGTAAGGTTTATTAGGTTTTTCACTATCTTTCTTTTGTTTTATCCTCAATTCTTTCACATGAAGATAATAAAAATAATTTCCAATTTTATTAAAAAATTTACTTAATGATAAATAGAACCACATCATTTTTTTGTGTCCGTTTTCTTATATTTATCAAAACTTCTCATGCCAGATATACCCAACATACCAAATAATAAAGGCATCATAACCGACATATCCGCTTGTGGTATTACTATTCCAAATCCCGCTAACATAGGACTAACCATATAATTTATGGCAAGTGATAAACCACAAATCCACCCAATTAAAGGTCTCCATGAACTTTGAAACCAGTTACCTTTAGCTTCTTCTTGATTTACCTTTATTTGCTCTAATGCTATCTGCTGTGCGTGTTTTTCTGCCATTGTCGCTATTTCATGAGCAAGTTTATTTTTAGTATCTTTATCCTCAATAAATTTACCTAATAATTTAGATGCCACTGGTAATAAACTAGCAATCATAGGCTTTGTCCCATTTTTTCTATTAATCTTTCAGCTCTGTTAGTGGTTTGCCTATACCACAAACTATCTTTCATTTCAGCTTGTGCTTTTGCTATATCACCATCCTTTAATGCTTGTTTAAAATTCTTAAATTTATTTAATCTTGGTAAACCTAATTGAAATGCCATTTGTGTAATACATTCTTTAACATTTTCATCTACTACAAAGCCCTCAGTAAACTTTGCCATATCATTTACGGCTGTAGATAAATCATCGTCAAACCATTTATCCACTTGCTCTTCTGGAACTTTTGCACCAATAGGTAAACTATAATATTCTTCGTCCCATTCAGTTATTAAATGCCCCACTCCTGCGGTTGGATAACCTTCTGAACATCTATATATTTCGTGTTTTAAACCTTCTTCTCTAATTAAATCTTGTTTAAGTTTTACAAAATTCATTATTTTTCCCCTTTATGTTCGTGACCCATCCAGATACCAAAAACACCTGTCATAACACCCATAACAACCGATACAAAGGCTGATTGACTAGCTGTAGGTGCATCTAAACCCATAAACCATTCTGCACATCTCCAAGACATTACTGTACTAGCTAACATCATTAATCTTGGTAATATTTTCCATTTTAAAAAAGTTTCTACATTCATTGTATTAAAATCTCATTTAATCCAAAACCCTCTAATAAAACCAAAGTAAAAAATAATAATAAAATACCACCCGCTATAAGTTTACCAGAAAAGTTTGTTGAACCAATTTTTATTGCAACAAATTCATTTCCTAGAATCCTTAGTGATAATTCAAAACTATTTTGTCCAATATCTACATTAACTATTTTTTTATCTTTTTCCATTAATATACCCTCACTTTATCTGGGTTAACACTTGGAACTAACTTACAAATACAATTATATTCTTCACTTCCTGTAGGTGTATCAAATGTTTGTCCACTTAATTCTTTTGAATAAAACGTACAATCCACCGCAGATTTAAAATAAATCGCACCCTGTAAAACACCATTCATATAACAAGCTAACATAAATGCGGTCAATTTGCTATGCTCCTCAAACTTTCCATAACTTGATCTATTGAAGGTTCTTTTCCATTAGGATTCAATTTACAGCGAAAATTTTTAACACAACCTATTCTAACATCTTGAAATGATAATTCAAAAGTTCTGTTAGCACCTTGATAAATACAAGCAACCTTACCTTTATAAACTTTTTGTTTTTTTAATCTACATACAACAAGCTGTGGTTCTTTTATTAAACCTTGATTTATCTGCTGTTGTCTGGTTAATTTTTTGCTTTTATATTCATAAGCAAAGGCTTTTACCCCTATTAGAAGCATTATAAACGTAACCCCAAGACCTATAAATCCAAATGCAACCCACTTAATTACATCTAATATTTCTTCTTTTTGTTTTTTGGCTTTTATCTTGGCTTGTCTTTGTGCTTCTTTTGCCTGTTTAATCTTTTCTGATCTTTCTGATAAAATTTGCTCCCAAGTACCATGACCAAAACGATTATCTATAAGTAATTTTAATTCGTATCTTTTTTCTTCTAAAAGTTTTCTATCAATAAAATCACTAGCTGTACTTTCAACAGAACCAAATTGTTCAGCTATAGACATGCCTTTACCTTGACGTTTATTCATCTGTTCTTCGCCAGTAAAAAAACCATCTATTTGGTTTGCTATGTCTTTAATGTCGTTTACTGTTCCTATGTTGCCCTTAATAAACTCTACTGATTTTTGTACTAGAGCAATACCAGTAAGAATTTCTGCAACAACCATTCTACCTCACAAGTAAACCTATTAATAATAAGATTATTGAACCCATACCCGCATATAGACCATTTTCTAACCTACGAGTTCTTGAACTCAAATCTTCCATGATAACTTTAAGACTATTAATTTCACTTTGTAAACTTGTCATAGTTGGTTTAGACATTTAACCCGCCTTTGAATTATCCATAGTTTCTATTGTCTTATCATTTTGCAAAGATGTTAATAAATTTGCTTTATAAACTTGTTTTGCTTTTTCAAAAACATCTATTTTTCTAACTAATATAGCTAATTGATTAATTTCATTTTGACAAAAACCTATTTGATCGATTAATGCTTTCTGGTCATCTTTTAGGTTTTCTGTTGAAAATTCTTTTCCATCAATATTTAAAACATTATTTTCCAATTTATGCTCCTGTAAATGCGTCTGCATCTTTTATTGCTTTATCAATAACTGTAAAATCCTCTGAACCCCAATCAGTCAATGTCTTTTGATGCTTGAGATAACTTACACTTCGTTCAACTCTTAATTTCTTCTCGTCATGTGTCATGTCATGCCCAAAGTCTGCATTTGTTGCATCACTGCCTTTTTCATGGGTAGCAATTACAACATTGATTGTATCCGCTCCATCTAAACAAGCCTTATGTGCTTGTGCTATTTCTTCTGTTGTTCTAGTCATTTTATTCTCCTACAAATGCTTTACCTGCTGTTATTGCATTTGTAACAGCAGTCATGTCTTCATCACCCCAATCGTCATAAGCCTTAACAACTTCTAATGATTCATAGTTTCTTTTTACTTTTTCTTTTCTCTTAGCTTCAGTCATATCGCCTATTACACTTGAATCTCCTGCAATAAGATTTGTAATAACATTTACAGAGCTACCCATATTTGTATAGTCTATTGCTTTTTGTTCATCTGTTCTATTCATTCTTTAGCTCCTTAATTTCTTCTTTAAGTGTATCTACCTGTGCAGATAATTCTTGAACAGCTTTAATCAAAGGTATTACAAACATCTCTCTTGATGTATGTTGCATACCATCTTCACCTTCTTTCCATCCACTAAATTTAGAATCTCGTTCTGAAGAATGTTTATCTAAAGCATCTTTAACT